TAATTCAAACATTTCTTGTGCTGACATTACAAAGCACCTCCTAAATCCAAACGAAGCCTAAAGCCTAAAACAACGTAACTCTCTTTGCAATATTCTTCATCATTTAAAATATAAACAATTTCTACATTTATAGATTTTCCTGTGAACTTACCATTTTCAAATTCTCTTAAAGTTATGATATCTCCAACCTCAAAATTCCGATCGTTTTTACGAACTTCAAATGTTTTAAGGCCACTAATAACATCTTTAAAATATTGAGGTTTGATTTTTAATTCATGTGTTTTCATAATTCCTTAACCTTTCTTAACGATATCTTTCAAATCATTTTTAAAATAACATTCCTTGCAAACTGCATATCCGAAACCGTATTTATCCAAAATAATTCTTGATGTATAAGAAGCTCCATATGTGATTTCTTTCCCACATTCGCAACAAGCAATTTTCTTGTTCATATCATCCTCGTAATATGTAGCTCCATCAGGCAATGCATAATCCTCATATTGGCCAGTTTCCAAATCGTACTTTCTAGCAAAAGCATGACCCATTGCAGTATTTAATAAATCAAAAAACTTAATAGCATCTTCATGCGTCATATTCTTGTAGTTTACATCAATGACAACAACACCATGTTCCTTACATAATTTTGACCATTCTTTACCTGTCATTGATATCACGTCCTCTTACTGGTTTATTACGCATAAAATCATCAAAATCCATATTACAATCAGAACATATTTCTGCTTTCTTTGTTATAAGTCCCATGCCACCATCATTTTTAAAACCATACGCTTGATATGAGATTTTATAATTTGTAACCTCTTTAGTTTTGAAAATTCTCTTGCATCTATCACATTGAACAATTCCTCTGTCTATTCTCATTATTTGCTTCCTCTCTTCTTTTCTTAACAATCATTGAAAGTCTTTTATTTCTTTCATGAATTCTTTGATTTTGCGTTCTCAAACGATAATTTTCGTTTTCAAGATACTTAATTTTCTCTTGGAGAGGCAAATAATTATCTTCGCCCCATTCCAAAAGTAATTTTCTTAATTCATTACACTTTGACATCTCTTAATTTCCTGTTCAATTTTCTTAAAAGTTTGTACGGAAATGGATTTTCTTCTAAATATTCAAAATAGCTGACTGTTGTTGAAAATCCTTTTATACCATCAAAATTGCCATGTGAGTAAGGTGTAGCGATAATTTTATTCAAAGCAGCTTCAATATCACCATCAACAATCCTTTTATCGGCACTACCCATACACATTGCATTTCCTGTCAACATATTTGGCATTGCATATTCATATAATTCGGTATCTCCGCCTTTGTATTTCTTATAGCAATAACATTGGATGCCTTTTACGATTTTGTTGTCATATCGAACGATGTAAATTGCATTGGGAAAATTGATTTTGTATGAGCGATTATTATAGGTGACATATTGCATATGCTCAGGTTGCTTTATAACGGTATAATCAATACCAGCACCTATCGTGTTTTCAGAAAACAATTTTATGTTTGCTTTCTCATGCTGATCTTTGATAAAAAAATCATTAAAAAGTTTTACCAGTTCTTCTTTTGAAAGCATTTTGAATGTAATCTTCTCGTTTTGTTTGATACATAATTCAGCATCATCTTTTTTGTTGTTTAAACGAATGATTGCTTCTCTCATTACATGATCACCTCGCTTTTTGTCTTTAATGTGTTTGAAAGAGCTGAAATCAAAGCATTTGAAGTAAATTTATAATCACAATCATCTACTTTTCTTTCGACTATTATTTGCAACAATTCCGTATTGTGTCTTTCTTTTTTTGAAACATTGGCCATGATTTCTAGAGCTTCATTTGCCACTCCAAAATTCAAATCAGGATATTCCCATCCTTCAATTTCAATGTTTCTTACGTTCCCTTTAACAAATTGACCATTTATAAATCGATATCCAAAACCATATAGCATTGCTCTTATTTGATAGCTCTTTTTATAAAGCTTTCTGAATTTCCTAGCTTTTCTCTTGTTTTTAAATTTGATATATAAGAACTGCATTTCAGTGGTACCTAGATTGTAATAATCAACCTTAGGTTCGGATAATGTTTCATCCGAGTACTCACACCACTCTTTGGCTTCTGCATATATTTCTCTAAAGACACCTTTTAATTGTGGAATAATAAAACTTACATTTACAAACACTTCATTCTGTTCATCGTATAATCCTTCAATCAATGTTTCAAAACCATCAACTGCAAATTCGTTTCTGTCAAAAAAAGGACTTAATATAACTTCTTCAAATTCATAATCGATAACATCTGGAAAAACATGTTCATCTAATAAGTCGATTTCTTGAAAGTTTTGTATCAGATCATTAGACTCATCTTCTTCAAATGCAATCGTTAAATCATCTATAGCTTTTGGTGATGTATAGCTTAAAGCGTTGATGAAAAACTTTTCATAAGTGTTAGGTTCTAATTTATCTGGAACATGATCAGTCGTAAAAAACTGTCTCAAATCTGTTGACAAGTTGAACACCTTCTTTCAACTGATACATGATTAAAGCGTTGCAATGTTCCAATATCGATACAGCCATTTTTGCATTGGTTACTAGAAACTGAACATTTCCTTTGGCGGCCTGTTCTTGACAAGAAACGTCAAGTGGGTGCTTATCTAAATCAAATTTGTAGCATTGACTTCTCAAATTACTTTGTTGAATACCATTCTTTTTTGCTGTGATATAGATATTTCCTTCATATTCACTGTTCGCTGAGTCGATGTAAATAACATCATCTAGCTTCTTAAATACTTTTTCTAAAATCATTCTTGTAGCATCATTATCGACACATCCTATGATTACAGGAACATATCCCTTATCATCTTGGATAAGTGAAAATAAACTTTCATATGTGCAAAATTTATCATCAAACTCACATTCGATTGGATAAAGAGAGTTGATTTTTCTCGATAATGCCAAAGCCTTATTATCACCTACATCTTGAGCTTGATATCCTTGACGTTCAATGTTTTTAGATTCGACTGTATCACCATCTACGAGCATCATTTTATGTGACGTTCCTAAAAGAAGTTTTGGAAGGTCTCTTGCTAAAAGAGAACCAGTCCCACCAACTCCAATCACATAGAATTTATATCTTGTATAAGCCATATCGAACACCTAGCCTTTTCTATGTTGTTTTCCAGTTACAACAAGAACGTTGTCATCCTCGATATAGCTGTATTCCATTGTTCCTGCAAACTCATAATGACGGTGTTGTAACATGATGTCCGTGATTTCCTTTTCTGTATAATCTTGGCCATCTACAAACCCATAAGAAGAAATATCAATCAATCTTCCTTCAGAGTAGACTCCAAATGGATATTTGTAAGTTTTTTCAGTACTTGCTTTTTTCTTAGGTACTTTTTTACTTGCGGGTTTTTCTTCTTTTTTAGATTCTTCTGCAACTTCAGTTGCTTGTTTTGGTGCTTGTTTTACCTCTTCAGTCGCTTGTTTTTCAACTTTTGTAACTGGAGCAGGTTGTTGATCAGCTTCTTTTGGTGCCTCTTCAACCTTTTCCACTTCTTCAACAACTGCATCTTCTTTAGCTGATTCCTCAGCTTTTTTCTTTGCTTCTTGTTCTTCTCTAACTAAATCAAACAATCCCATAATTTTATCCTCCTATTTCGGTCTTCTCTCACCGATTTCTTCTAGACATATTTTTAAACATTCATTTTCAGCAAATTCACGAATGATAACCAGTTCACACACTTGAATATCATCGTAATATGCCACATTATTGAGTGCATCCAAAACTACTTTTATGATGTTATCGATATCCGGTTTAACGGTACATAGAAACGTTTTATCTAATAGCCAACCTCTTAATTTTTTGGTGGTTGATTTCGGTATTCCTCTATATGCAAATATCTTCACTCTTAGAGCTTTATCACTTTGATAACTTGTAGTTTTTCGATAGCACATTGCTATTTTTTGTTCGTAATCCCTTGTTTTTTTAGGTGTGTACACTCTTACGAATTTTCCTTGAGTAGTAAACCTTGGCCGACCTTTTCCAACGATTGTTCCTGGTACTGTAAACCAAAACTTCTTGTAGTTCGCTTGTATTCCAAGATTAAGCTCGCATTGGGTCGAAATCATCTTCTAATTCCTCTGGAACAACAGCATCTTCAAGAAGTGCATCTAATTGCTCTTCCTCTTGATAATCATCTTCTACTGTCTCATCTTCAATTTCTTCAACATCTTCATTTTCGAATTCATCATAGTTTGTAGGTTGTTGTACAAGCTCCATTTCTTGTTGATCACAAGCACTTTTCTTAGGGTCATCTTTGATATTGAAGTAAATTGTCATTGTGATGGTTGTTTGACCACCATTTAGCTCAGTTTGATCACACGCTGCCAAATAATATGGGTTCCAATCACCAGCAAGCGTAATGAATTCATCAACACGTTTTGCATCCAACATATAGATATCAGGAAATCCTATCTTGTCCAAAATCTTGTTATCTTCTTCGGAAATCCATCTTTGTGTCACTTCAACGATTTTTGGAATCTTGTAAGGATCGCCTTTATCTACAGAAAAAACCTTTTTCGACATATACCCCGTATGCTTGAAGAAATTTCTAATTGCAATTAAATATGATTCTTGACAGCTAAAATGTTCAGATTTTGTCAATTTCATATCTCCATTCGGTAATTCCGATAATTCATAAGGGATTTTTCCAAATTCTCTTAATTCATCATCCAATAGCAAATTACTTTGAAAATCATAAACTGCAGCATAGTTGTTACATACTAGATAAAGTTTTTCATCATCACCGTAAAATACTGGTGTGTATCTTTTATTTTTCCTGATGATTTCCTTTGCTATTGAAAGAAATTTATAGAAAAACGGTTCTTCATCTTTTTTTATGAGCATTTTCATCTCTCCTTTTTGTTTGATTTATTGTTTTTGCGGTCAAATCTTCATCCTAACGAATGTTTTTAGATAATTGGTAAAGTTAATCATCTTTAAAACAAACACTCACTAAAAACGAAAATTTTAAGTTTTTTATTTTAGACTAGAATTGAATGTCATCTTCCATAATGTTGAAAGATGGATTTTCATTCATAAAACTGTCTTGTTGTTGATTTTGTATTGGTTGTTGGTACTGATTTGGATTGTATGTTGATTGTGAATGATATTGTTGTTCTTCATATTTGTCTCTAGGTTTTGTTTCTAAAAACTGAACTGAATCACAAACAGCTTCAGTAACATAGACACGTTGACCTTGAGCGTTGTCATATGATCTTGAACGAAGTCTACCTTCAACTCCAACCAGTGAACCTTTAGAACAGTACTTTTCAACATTTTCAGCAGTCTTATTCCAAACAACACATGAAATATAATCAGCCTGTTGTTCTTCATCATTTCTCTTTGGTCGATTAATCGCTAAAGTGAAACTTGTAACTGCTGAACCGTTTTGAGTTCTTCTAAGTTCAGGATCACGTGTCATCCTACCAACTAAAACTACTCTGTTTATCATATCTTCTACTTCCCTTGTTATTTTGATTTTGAAGTTTTTGTTCTAATCTTGCTTTCGCTTCTCCCCTGTATGTAAGAACCGAAGAATTGCGTTTTCTAACATGTTCTTCATGTAAGATCTTGATTGATTCTTTATCGTAATTGCATTCCTGAAACTTTTTGGAATATTCTTTAGCATCTTGTGAGTTTAAAAATCTAAATGGAAAGTTTCCATAAGTTTCATCTTCAAACTGAATAATTACTGTGTTGGGTGGAATCTTTTCAATTGTGTAATCAGGAACTTCAATGTTAGAAATAATTTCAGGAATATTAGCTGGATAACTTGATTGGGATGTTCTTTTAATAATCGCATTCTTTACTTGTTCAAACGAATATTCCTTTAGCATTTCATACCACGTAGCAAACAAAGTTTTATCTTCGATGTTAATCATTGCTCCTACATACATACTTTTGTAAAATTTCAAAATTTCTCTTAATTCCTTTTTTTCCAAAATTTCTAAATTCCTTTCTGTGAGTGTGAGTTACTACTATATATAGCAATCTGCAAAGTCGTATGCGAAGGGTTGTTATCATTGCGTGTACTCTCACCACTCGTTCTTTACGTTCTTATACGTTCTTTACGTTCTTATATAATAAAGATAGAGTTGTAAATCTCTTTTACATCCGTTGTAAATTTCGTTTCATTTGTTGTAAATCTCTTTTACATCCGTTGTAAATTTCGTTTACATCACTTTCCTTGATAATATTGAAAATTTATGACCTTTATTTTTGTATCTGTATTACTTCCTTGATAGTCAATACAATTAATTTCTTTTAGGAATTTCATAAATTTAATTACTGTAGGTCTACTCCAACCTAAATCTTTTCTTATCTTGTCTTGCGTGGTGACAAATGTTCCTGCATCTTTACCACTAAATTTGGCATTGAAGAGGCAGTACAGGAACAATTGCACTGCATATGGACTTTTAAATACTTCAGTGTCTTGCATTTTTCTATATGCTTTCACGTATCCTTTCGTATCTACCTCTCTAGCCATTTCATTGTTAACATCCTTTCTTTTATAAATTTCCAAATTGTGATAAAATACTCTTGCCTATGTGGCAGAATGGAGAGTGGTCATTTTGACAAAACTTTTGATTTTGCCCTGTTCTCTTATTGTGGGGGAAACGCACTGATACCTAGACAGTTTAAACAGGTTAAAATAATCGCTCTGTAGATTGCTTAGGGATTAATCCGCAAGGAGACTTGTGCATTAATCACTAAATAAACTGCATCGATTTCCACAAATCATCAGCTAAAGGGCAAACCTTTTAATAGCTTTTTTTAGGCTATCATGCAGAACTAAAACTGCATAAGTGATGATGTGTACATAGAAGCATTAGGCGCTATATAATGTAGTAATTTAGTTTTTTTTGACTTCTTTACTTGCATACACAAAGAGTAAATAAATTTAGACAAACGTCAGTAAGGATAGCGCACTTATTGGCGTTTTGTTTTGCCTAGAAAAATATTTTATCAACACTTACATTTGGAAATTTCTTTTTAAACTTCAATAGGAATTCATAGCTTGGAGTTTGATAACCACTCTCAACCTTGTAGTAATACGAAGGTGAAACCCCAATTTGAATTGCTATGTCTTTTTGTGATAACTTCTTGGAATTTCTAAATTCCTTTAACTTATCCATTTTGATAAACCTCTACATTGACATTGGGTCAAAGTCATCAACTGGTACTTTTTCGGCTTGTTTTTCTTCATTGATGATATCTTGCATTGTTGGTGCAGTAGTTGCTTCAATTGCTTGATGTACTTGAGGAGTTTCTTCTACAACAAAGTTGCTTGTCGTATCTTCGACACCCATTTCTTCAGGAACATACATTCCTTGGAATTCTGATGTAAAAGCTTCTCTTAAACATTGAGCAACTGCAACTTTTCTAATCATTGTTGCTGGTTTACCACTCCATTGAGCGTTGACTGTTCCATCTTTCTTTTTACCAACATATTCATCAAGTGATACTTCTACACGTTCAGGTTCTCTGTCTTTTCTATAGACTTCACACCATCCACCAACTAGTTCTTCTCTTGATGGCATATAGAATGTACCAACGCGATAATCAATTTTCCCTTCAGCGGTTAAAACGATGATCCCTGCTTTCTTTCCTTGATATTCAGGATGTTTATCCGCTCTTTTTTGATAGACATCTTTAGAAACAACCATTGTTGCTGGTGAACTACCATATTTGATTAAGTGTGCTTCTTTAATAAATGGATTTAATTTTTGCGCTGAACATAATGCAATGAACAATTTAACTTCTTGATCACTTACATTACCTCCACCAGCAACCAAATAGCTTTTTACGATATTTGAGCTTAATTTAATTTCTCCTGTATCTGTTTTAATTGTTGTAATTTTGTTTTCTCTTGCTTGACTTGCTTGTTGTACCATACTTTGTAATGCCATAATTTTTCTCCTTATTTTTCATTTAATTAACTTCTTTTACGTTATATTTATCAATTGAGCCTGTTTGTGGATTACTCAACTCTTTTTCAACAAGTTTCACTTCTCCAAAACTAAATGTTGGATTGATGCTTTTGATTACATCCATGTATCTGTTCAACATTTGAAGTGCTGCTAAATCGCCTTCAAATTCAAATGTTTTCTTCCATTTTTTGCCTTGGAACTTTTCAGGCGTTTGCTTGATTTCAGTAACGATATACTTATCATTTACGTTAGCAATCGTTTCTTCTCCACGTTTGATTGGCGTATATTTAGGTTGATTTTCAACTGTTTGTGAAGCTTGTTTTTTGACTGCTTCCAACTCTTTTTGGTGTTGAAGTTCTGCTTCTTTTTGTTTCTTTTCAAACTCTTCCTTTTGATGTTGAAGTTCTGCTTCTTTTTGTTGAGCAACCGCTTGTGATTGCTTTTTGATGTTGTCTACTTCATCAGTAATCATTTCAGTTACTTTAGGAAGACCTTCAGTATTTAAAAGATCTTGATATTTTTCTCTTGAAACAAACTTTTCATCAACGTTTGCAATAAGACATGCATTGATGATTGTTTTTTCAACCATTTCTAAATTCAATTTGTCATTCTTTTCTTTTTCCATTAAAGCATTGAATTGTGCTTCAACTTGTTCTTCAAATTTCTTTTTGGATGTTGAAGCGTTAAGCCATTTTTCATCAAAAACGAACTGATCAGCATATTTCTTTGAAATCATCTTTCTAGAAATCAATACTTCTTTTAGTTGATCAATAGCTGCTTGACGTTCTTTTCTAAGAGCTTCTTTTTGCTTTTGAACAAATACATCCACATTTTCAGCAACTGTATCTGCGGTTTCATTTAAAGCATTAATAACCTTTTTTATTTTTGATTCAAAAGTAATAAATTCTTCCATGTATCGTTTTCTATTATCAATCAATTTTACATTTAATTTTTTAGCATACTTACGATACAAAGGAACCATTCCTTCTCCTTTTTTTACAAAGTCCTTGTAGTTTGTTTCATCAACTACCACACCTGCTTTTGCTTTGATTGCTGGTATTAATTTTAAGAGATCGTCAGCATTTGACTCTATAAAGCCCCCATTAGGCGGTAGGTCGATGACTATAGTTAGGTTTTTTTCGTTGATAGCAACCTCATCTTCAATAACTTCAGCTTTTGCTTCAACAACTTTTTCTTCCTCGGCTGGTCTAAAGAATTCAATAACGCTAACAACTCTATAGCGTTCATCCAAAATTTGATTAGCTGGTTGCCAGAAGATTGCATTATCTTGTTTTAAAATGACAAACGCTTTGTCTCCTGGGTATGTTAATTTGACAACTGGCTCTCCATTTACGAGAAAGCAGTTGTTGATTGATAAGAAATTGATTACTTTTTCAAATTCTTCTTTGGTTGTAATTTTTACGGCTACCAATTCATTGAGTAGCCCTGTTTGAAACTCATTCATTTTCTTTCTTCCTCCTTTTTTAAGCATCTAAATTCATTGATAATTGACTGTTGTACTCTTTAATTTTTAAACTTATATTGACTTCAGGCGACCAAGATTCAAGATATTCTTTTGCATTTTCAAATTCGGTCTTTAAAGT